GCGTAAATGCCAGCAGTTTGTAGAGATATAATAGATTTAGGATCAACAGGACATCTTTGTACACCAGTTATAGGAGCTGTAGCCACACAATCAAATGTTAGAGCAAACGGTATACCCATTGTTAGACTTCTTGATCCTGCTTTTCCACATACGTGGCTTATAAAGACGTGTGTTCCACATCTAGGAGCCAGAGTTTGGACGGCTTCAATGACGGTTAGAGTAAATGGTATAGGTGTTGCAAGAACTGGAGATTTTTTTGATTTTGGAGCAATGTTGCTAGCTTCTCCTAATGTCAATGCAGGATAATCGTATAAATATTGTATATGGCAAACTATGACGCAACAAGTACAAATAGATCCAAACGATCCGTTAGAATTTTTAGTGATTTAAACTTAAACTTTACACGAAATCCTGCAACTAAAGATGTTGCAAAGTTATATGATATTGAAGCAGTCAAAAGGTCTGTTCGTAATTTAATTAATACAAATGAAGGAGAGAGACCTTTTCAACCAACATTAGGTAGTGGTATTAGAGCATTGTTATTTGAAAATATGACACCTATAATTGAAACATTATTAAAGGATAGAATTGCTGAAACTATTAATGTATATGAACCGAGAGCTCTGTTAACAAGTATATTAGTGCAAGGTGATATAGATAGAAATGAATATCTATGTACTATAAGTTTTCGTGTTGTTAATACTACAGCAGATCCAGTCACCATAACAGAATTTTTACAAAGGTTAAGATAAAATGGCAACAACAAGTAAATTAGATATATCAGAATTAGATTTTACAAGTGTTAAAGCAAATCTAAAACGTTTTTTGTCTAATCAGGACGAATTTAAAGATTATGATTTTGAAGGTTCTGGTATGGCAGTTCTTTTAGACTTACTTGCTTACAATACACATTATTTAGCTTATAATGCAAATGTTATGGGTAATGAAATGTTTATTGATACAGCAGATTTAAGAAATAGTATCGTATCTCACGCCAAGACTTTAGGTTATACTCCAAATTCACCAAGAGCACCAGTTGCTGATATTAACGTAGTTGTTAATAATGCTACAGGAGCAACTTTAACTTGTTCAGCAGGAACTCAATTTATGACAACGGTGGATGGTGTTTCATATAATTTTGTAACCATAGGCGATACGGTTATTTCTCCTGTGGATGGAGTTTATACTTTTTCAAATTTAAAAATATATGAAGGTACATATATCACTTATACCTATACAGTAGACACTACTGATATTGACCAACGATTTTTAATTCCTTCAGCAAATGCTGATACAGATACTTTAGTGGTAACGGTTCAAAATAGTTCTACAGATACTATTACAAACACTTATACTTTGGCAACAGGTATTACTAGTTTAACAGATACATCAAAAGTTTATTTTTTACAAGAAGCAGAAGATGGTCAATTTGAAATTTATTTTGGTGATGGAGTAACCGGTAAAAAATTAGATGATGAAAATATTATTTCATTATCTTATGTAGTTTCAAATAAAGAAGCTGCCAATGGTGCTTCAAGTTTTACTTTATCAGGAAATATTGGCGGATTTGGTCAAGTTGCAATTACAACTAATTCAAATGCAGCTAATGGTGCCGAATCAGAATCAAATGAATCAATTAAATTTAATGCACCTAAATCTTATGCAGCTCAAGACCGTGCTGTAACCATAGATGATTATAAAGCAAAAGTAAAAGAATTATATGCTAATACACAATCGGTAAGTGCTTGGGGTGGAGAGGATCACTCAACGCCTTATTATGGACGAGTTTATATTTCAATTTATCCAAAGACAGGTTCTAATTTAACGACATCAACTAAAAATTCTATTGTGACTACTTTAAAAAATTATTCTATTGGATCGGTGACACCTGTTATTGTGGATCCAGAAGTAACCTATATTTTATTAACTTCAAATGTAAGATATAAGGAAGCTGCAACTACAAAAGCAGCCACTACTTTAAAATCAGAAATTACAGACGCATTAACAACTTACAATACAACAACTTTACAACAATTTGATAATATGCTTAGATATTCAAAAGTTTTAGATACTATTGATGATGTGGATACAAATGCTATACTATCTAATATAACAACTCTTAAATTAAGAAAATCATTTACACCAGCATTAAGTACATCAACAAAATATACTATAAGTCTTTCAAACGCATTATATAATCCACATAGCGAACATAATAAATCAGCGGGAGGTATTTTATCTTCTACTGGATTTAAAATAGATGGTGATACAACTAATATCTATTATGTAAATGATGATGGTTCAGGTAATGTAAGATTATATTATCTTGTTGGTTCAGTTAAAACATATACAAACAATACTCAAGGAACAATTGATTATACTACAGGTGATGTTGTTTTAAATTCATTAAATGTTTCTTCAATAGAAAATATTAGAGGCGAAGCTTCTACGGTTGTTGAATTAACGGTAACACCAAGTTCAAATGATATTGTTCCAGTAAGAAATCAAGTCTTATCAATAGACGTAGCCAATAGTAGCATTACGGTTGAGGCTGATACTTTTGAAGGTGGTGCTTCCGGTGCAGGTATTGGTTATACAACTACAACTAGCTACTAACAATGGCCAAATTTACAGATAAATTATCCGACCTTATAAAACAACAGGCGCCAGAGTTTGTTTTATCAGACCATCCTAAATTTTTAGAATGGGTAAAAGCTTATTACGCTTTTATGGAATGTGGTGAAATGACTTTATCAGGAATTTTATCACCTGATAATGTTCAATTAGAAACTGCTACTGCTTCAATAAATTACTTATTATTAAATTCTAGTGATTCTCATAAATTAGATATTGGAGATAAAATACTTTTTGAAGATACTACTTATGGACATTTTCAAAACGGTGAAGTAATTACAGGTTCTACATCTGGAGCAACTTCAACAATTTTGGTTGAAGATTTAGATAATTCTCGTTTATTCATTAATGCTGAAAATAAATTTATTGAAGGTGAAACTATTAGTGGAGGTATTTCTAGTTCAATTGCTACCATAGCAAAATATAGAGCAAATCCTGTACAAAATATTCAACAACTTTTAGATTATCCTGATCCAGATAAAACAATTCAAGGATTTTTAACAAAATTTAGAAATTCTTTTTTACAAACTATACCAGATACATTGTATAGTGGTGTAGATAAAAGAAAATTAATTAAAAATGTTAGATCCCTTTATAGAGCAAAAGGAACTAAAAGAGCAAGTGAATTATTTTTTAGATTACTCTTTAATGAAAGTGCTGATATAATTTATCCTAAAGAACAAATGATACGTGTCTCCGATGGTGATTGGGATACAAGAACCGTAATAAGAGTTAAAGCAACTGGTACGGATGATTTAACAAAATTAATTGGTCAAACAATTACTCAACCAAATGATCCTAGTGATTTTAATATAAATGAAGCTACAGCAATTGTAGAATCGGTAGTTAAAATTATAATTGGTGGTACAGAAATTACTGAAATAACTTTAGGTAAAGATTCAATCGTAGGAACGTTTCTTATAGGACAAATTCTTTCAGGAACAGATAATACCGATGAAGATGTTTTATTAAGTGGTACAATAACTGGATGTCCAGATATAGCTACAATTACAAATGATGGACATTTATATAGTACAGGAGATACAATTCCAATAATTGGTGGCGGAACAGGTGCCACTATGCAAGTTAATGATACTGGCAGAGGTGGTATTGAATCCATTATTATAGATACAGCAGGTTCTGGTTATGAAATTGGTGATTCAATTACATTTACAAATACAGATACAGGTGGTTCAAGTGCTCAAGCAAAAGTATCTGTAGTTAATGGTGCGATTGGTCCTGAAACAGGAACAACTGGAATGTCCTCAACGGATCATATAGTATTTGAAGATGAAACAAATAGAGGTGATCCATATACAGGAAATAAAGTTGTACAAGAGTCTGGAACAGGTACAGGAGATATTATAGACATTAGAATGATAGAAAGTGGCCACGGATATGGTTCTTTACCATCTGTAGTGGTTACAAGTTCTGGTGGAACAAATGCTGTTGTATTAGCTTATGGTAATGAAATTGGTAGAGTTCAATCATTAAAAAATATTGAATTAGGATATGATTATAATTTATCTCCTTCTCCACCAACATTAGAATTACCAACTTATCTAGTAGTTAAAAATCCATCAACTGGATTTACTTCAGTTGATACAATTACTGGTGGAACTTCAAACGCAACAGCTTCTGTTGTTAGTTATAATTCATCAACGCAAGTATTAAAAGTTAAATCAGTTTCCAATGGACCTTTTCAATTAGCAGAAACAATTACAGCTTCTCCTAGTGGGGCAACTGGAACTATTAGTAAATTGGATGTAGCAACTGCAACAACTACGGTTGATTCAGTAGTAGTCACGCAAGGGTCTTATATTAATGAAGATGGATTTATTTCAGAAAATACAATGAAGATACAAGATAGTTTATACTATCAGGATTATTCATATGTAATTAAAGTAGGTCGTTCAATTGCTGATTGGAGAGATAGTTATAAGAAAACTTTACACCCTTCTGGATTCTACTTTACAGGACAAGTTAATATTCAATCACAATTAGATTTGAGATTGAGAAATGTAACCGGTATCAATACAGGTGTTGTTGAAGTTATACAAGGTGTTATTAAAATTGTTTTTGCTCCTATATTAGGACGAAGATTAGGTACCGTAGATGATGGAACAACTTTACGTGCTAATCCTCACGTAGGTGTTTATGGAGATTTAACAGATAGTACAAGTGAACACTTTACACCAAATACAAGAGATTTAACATTAAACAGAGCAATAACAATTGCAATGCGTTCAGGTGGCTCAATTACAGCTGCGGGAACAGAAATAAAAAGAGGATTCTTATATGCAGGACCTAGATTTAATAGTATCAATAGAGAACCATTTAGAACATTTAGAGATGGTATAGAAATTGCATTAGAATCAGGTATAGGGTCAGGTCATATATTACTTGATGGCTCAGGTATAACAAATAGTGGGGTAGATGATGAAAATAGTAGAGTGATTTATGAAGATAATGATATAAAAGGTTACACAATAAATAATCTAAATAGTTTAGTAATAACAGGAACTAATAGTTCATTAGATGGTACAACTGCATTAATGAAGATGTTAGCAACAGATAGTTCCAGACGAGTTAGAACAAATCTAGCAATGCCAACACATATTACAGCTGTACCAAGTTAATAGGGAAGGGATATAAATATCTATTATAAATATTAGAAGGAAACAAAATTATGCCAGCAATAGTAACCAATAAATTCAGAATACACAACGCTGAACAATTTAAGGAATCATTTTCCGAAGCTTCACCGAATGTGTATTATATGATGTTGGGACGGCCACAAGCCTATGCAACATCAACAAGGGGTGATTCACGTACCGAAAACGAAGGTTCGGATGCTGCTCCTATAACACCAGCGGATGATATAGTCACAGAATTTTATCAATTTGACGAAGCAATCGCCGCTAAAAAATTAGGTAGTGCAGATACCTCTTACGTTGTACCAAGAAGAAATTGGGCAACAGGTACGGTATACGATTATTACAGAC